TGCTCTTGGGCCGCGACGGCTCCGGCGTGGTCCCGGCGGCCGTTGTGGACGCGGTTTACACCGCTTTTCAGGATGACGCCTCCACCCAACTCACGGACATCGTGACGGTCCGCTCCGCGTCCATCACGAACTATTCGGCCACCATCAACCTCAAGGTCCGCCGCGGCCCGGACCCGGCAATCATTCGCGCCAGCGCGGAGAAGGCGGTGCGCGCCTACGCGACGGACCGCCACCGCATCGGGCTCGTGGTCTATGCTAACATGCTGATGGCGGCCGCCGCCGTTGGCGGCGTGGAAGAGGTCACCATTGACATTGGCGACGTGGACCCCGGGGAGTCAGGCGCCGCGTGGCTCGACTCCCTCACCATCACGAGTGAGGTGGTTGGGTGACGGAGCCCGCGCTTCTCCCGAACAACCGGACTCCGCTTGAGGCCGCGCTTGAAGGCGCGAACGCCGCGCGCTTCCCGCTACCCACGGAACTCGTGGCGTCCGTGTGGAATCCCGACACATGCCCGGCCGACTTGTTGCCCTATCTCGCGTGGGGCCTCTCCGTGGACCTTTGGGATAACAATTGGCAGGAGGCGACCAAGCGCGAGGTGTGCCGGAAGGCGCTGGCGCTCCACCGGCTGAAAACCACCCCGGCGGGTATCAAGGCGCACGTCAAAGTGGCGGGCGCCGAAGTGCTCAAGATTGTCCGCCCGCCCGCGCGCGAGTTCCGCCGGGGCGCGATGACGGACGCCCAGCGCGCCGCATGGCTGGATAGCTTGCCGCAAGTGCGCATCTACCCGTTTTCAGAGGTCCCCAACCCGCCCCTTGCCCGCTCGTTTTTCAGCGGACCGGGCGGCAAGCAATTCTTCGGTTACCGGGACTCCGATGTGGAGTTGGACATCACGGACGAAGATGGCAACCCGCTCGGCGGCACGAGCATGGCGGCCGAAACGAGCGACACGCCGCCAAGGCCGCTCAAGTTCCTCCGCACGTCGCGCGGCTTCTTCCTCCGCGGCCGCCGCGCCACCTTCTATGACCAAGGCGTTGAGGTCCCCATCACTTACGGCACAACCGATGACGCCGAAGTGGAGCGCGTCTATTTGCGCCGCACCGCGCCCAACCGCATGTTCTTCGGTAGCAGCTTCATCGGGCACGGCTGGGTCCGCGCAACGGCCGCGGAAACCAACACCATCACGGTTCAATTCAGCGATGACGTGTTGCCGTTCCCCGTGCCGCCCAGCATGGACCCGGTAAACGTGCGGCCCCAGCGCATTGCGCAAGGCCGCACGGCGCCACTCGGGCGCGGCTTCCTACTCAAGCGCAAGCGCTTCGGCGGCTTCATGAAGGCGAGCCACGGCCCGCTCATGATTTATGACCGCGTGGCGCTCAACGACCCGACGCGCACCGGCAAGATGCGCAAGGTGCGGTCATTCCACGGTCGCGGCCGCTACGGAATCGACGCCTTCACGGCGGAACTCCAAATCTGCGTTCCGATGCAGCGCAAGCGGCGCACCGCGGGGCGCTGGCACGGCGCCGGATACCGCAAGAGCGCGGACATGACGCCGCTTTGGAGGGCTATTGAAGCGGTCCGTGTCTCAAAAGCTTTTCGGGATACGGTCCACATCAACACCACCACGAAGAGCGTGGTCAAGTTCGGTAGCGGGCTCACCTTCGGGGAGTTCGTCTTTGGGCAAATCAAAGAGGTGAACTAGATGGAAAGCCTTGTCATTTTTCAAGACGGCATGGACAATGACCCGGCCGACTTCAACGACCTTCAAGATTACGCCCAGCGCTCACTTGACCACATCGTGGGCGATGCGGTCACCAACGAGCGCAAGTTTGCGGGCTTCAACGCCACGAGCGACTCCGCCGTCAATCTGACCGTCCAGCCGGGGCGCTATTACAGCGGCGGCAAGGTCTATAACGGCGCCGACCTTTTCACTTATGACTTCACCACGAAGCTTCCCGCCGCGACCAAGCGTATTGCCACGCTCGTGGCGTGGGGGACTGAGGTGGACACGGACACCCGCCCGCGCGAGTTCCTGATTAACGAGGAAACGAACGCTTCCGAGCCGCGCGTTGTCGCCATGGAGCACGCGCGCGTGGTCAACATGAGCGTGTCCTTTGGCGATGAGAACGCGGACCCGATTCCGCCGGTTCTTGACGCGAGCGTTATCTCCGTCGCCACCATCGTCCTCACGCCCACCGGCATCGAATCGGTCACGATGACAACCGAAAACATGCTGGACTCGGTGGCTTCGGTTGCGAGCCGCACCGGCGACCTTGAGGCGTTCCAGAAGAAGATTGGGCCGCAAGTCCAGTCGCTCGGCTCCGACATCGCCGCGCTCACGAAGGGACAGGCCAGCCTCGTTGGCCTTGAGCCCTACGGCCGCACGCTGGACCGCCTCGCGGTCCTTGAAGCCAAGGACGGCATCCCCAGCACGGCGTTCGATTCCTACTGCGATTTGCTGTTGGACGAGTCGGGCTCCGACCCGGACTTCGCGGGCTATTCGGCCACCGTCGAAGAGGGCATCCGCTTCCCCGCGGAGGCTCCGGCCACTTCGCAGCTTGCAATCCTCAACCCGCTCAACCCGGCGGCCAAGATTGTCGGCGGCGTCCTCTTCCCGGCCTACACGCGCGTCAAGCGCGCAAGCATCGTCGGCACGAAGGTGGGCGAGTTCCCGCTCGCAAGCTATTCCTACACGGACCACCACTTGGTCCAGAAAACGGCTTCGCGCCACCGGCTCCGGCACGGCCCGGCGCGCACGGTCAGCAGCGCGGCCAATTGGCTCAAAACCGGCCGCTTTGACGTTGCCGCGAACGTGTTTCGCCGCGCGGATGAAGCGTGGTCAGTTCCGGCCAACCTCAAGGTTGAGGCGGTCAAGAACCACGTCCCCGCTCGCGCCAAGAACAATTGGGAGGACTCCTATGAGGCCCCCTATTGGGAAGAGGTCACCGTTGCCAATACGGTGAGCGGAACGAACGCCGCGCAAACCTTCCTCAACGCCAACGACATGTGGCTTGACGCGGTTGGCATCACCTTCTCGCGCCTCGCGGCCGCTGGCGGAATCACCGTGCTCATTTGCGAGACGGACCGCGGCATGCCGCTGTTGGACAAGGTGGTGTCGCAAACCGCCGTGGACCGCTCGGCGCTCGCGCTCAACGAGGAAACCGTCATCGGCATCCAACCGGCGTTCCTCACCGGCGGCGTGCGCTATGCCATCGTGGTCCTCACGGCCGCGGACCATGCGTTGGCCGCGGTTGCCGGTTCGTCCTACCCGGAAGGCACGTTCTTCTTCCATCAGGACGGCGCCTACGTCCAAGGCGACGGCACCAAGGCGGTCATGTTCTCGCTCTATCAGGCTCAGTTCACGGCCTCGCGGGCGGTCATTGACCTCCAACCGCTGAGCCTTGCGGGCGGCATTTCCGACATCGACATCCTTTCGTCCGCCATCCTCCCGGGCTCCACCCAGCTTGCCTATGAAATCCAAGTTGGCGGCGTGTGGTATCCGCTCGCGGCGGTGGACTCGTCCATCCTCGGGGCTGGCGGCGTCATGCCGAACCTCGTGGCGTTCCGCGCCGTGTTCACCGGCACGCCGGATGTCATGCCGTGCCTGACAATCTCCAACTCGCAAGTGACCATCGCGCGCTCCAAAACGGCGTTCACCTATTTCGGCGCGCTGCGGACGCTTCCGGCGCCGTCCACCAACATCCACGTCACCGTGCGGTTGGAGGACTTCGACGCGGCGCACCACACACTCACCGGCGAACTTCTCACCGGCGCCACCTCCGCCACCACGGAGGCCGCGGACTCGTCCTCGGATGTCACCAACCCGGATGGCTCGATTGACCGCACCTATGTGTTCAATCTCGGCGCCGGTGTGACGGACATCCGCGTGAAGCTTACGGGCGGCACGGACAACTCCCTCAGCCTCTTCCACATCGCTCAGCGCAAGGATTACGCGCTCTAATGGCTCGCCGGTATCCGAAGAGTCAAAGCGGCCGCTATGACGTGACCCTCACCCGGCCGTTCACCCACCTTGGCTTCACTTACAGGCCGGGGGCGGTGAACGTCCGCGAGGGGCTACTCAAGACCATGCTGGACGAAGAGGGCTTGGTGGCCAATGTCGGCGCTTCCTCCTGAACTAGACTTCTCCACGCCGCTTGGCCGCGAGGCAACGCCGGAGCGCATGAACCGCGCGATGGCCTACCTTATCGCGCGCTTCAAGGCGGTGGAGGCGTTGACGCCGGACGTTGAGGCGGCGCTCGCCACGCTCAATCAATTGGGCTTGGACCGCATCACGGAAGTCCTCACGCCGATTTTCAACAACGCTGAGGCCATCCAAGCAACGCTTCAAGCTATCAAGGATGAGTGGGCCGCGGACACCACCCCGGACGCGGTGCGGGATGAAGCCATTGCGGCCGTCACGGCCGCGTTCGCGGACTATCGCAACCGTTATCAAGGCGCGATGGCCGCGCCACCCACGGCGCGCCCGGACGGCACGCCGGTCCAAGTTGGCGACTCCTATTTCGACACCACGTTGGACGCCCAGCGCGTGCTTGGTGCGGGCGGCTGGAAAAATGCGGGGTCCACCGTCGCATCCATCTTCGAGACGTTCGCAATCACCGCCACCGCCGGGCAAACGTCCTTCGCAATCCCGAGCGGCTATGACCCCGGCATGGTCATCGTGGCCAAGAACGGCGTTCTTCTCAAGGATGCCGACTTCACGGCTACCGATGGCGTCAATGTGGTGCTCGCCGCTGGCGCGACCGCGGGCGATGTCATTAGCGGCTATGCGTTCGGCGCCATCACCACGTCCAACGTGTTCACCCAAGCGCAATCCAATGCGCGCTTCCGGCTCATCGCGGACAGCTACACCAAGGCCGAAGTTGATGCCGCAGTGGGCGCTAAGGCGAACTCCGCGGACGTTTACACAAAGGCGGTCGCGGACAGTTCTTTCCTCAGCAAGTCCGGCAATCTTGGGGGCCTTACTGATGCCAGCGCCGCGCGCGGCAACCTTGGGCTCGGCTCCGCCGCGCTCCGGGCGGACACCTACTTCGCGGCCGCCGCGAACGTCTATGACAAAACCACGAGTGACGCGCGCTATTCGCTCAAGGCGGACACGCTGGACCTCACCACCGGCGATGCCCGTTATTTGCAGTTGGTCAACGCCTACGACAAGACGGAGGCGGACGGCCGCTTCCTTCAAATCACGGACAACCTCGCCGCGATTCCCGACAAGGCGGCCGCCCGCACCAACCTTGGGCTCGGCTCCGCGGCAACGATGGCGTCATCCGCGTTCGTGAAAACGGGCACGGGAGCAAGCGGCATCACCCTCCATTCCGGCACTGGCGCCCCCGCCCCGGCGCTTGGCGTGGATGGTGACATTTACATCGGCTAGGCGCCGGTGGGCCTCTACCGCAAAGCCGCCGGAGCGTTCGGGAACGCGAGCGTTTACCGCAAAGAGTCCGGCTCGTGGGCGCAACGCCAGCTTTACCGCAAGGAAGGTGGCGTGTGGGTGCTCAAAACCGCCGCGCTGACCGCCACCCCGAGCGCGCCCAGCCGCTCGGCAATCGACACCACCGCAACGGTGACCACCGCAAGCGTGACGGTGACGGCCGCGGGCGGGTCCGGCTCATATTCCTACTCGTGGGCCAAGGTGTCCGGCGGCGATGTGGTTGCGAACTCGCCAACTTCCGCCACCACCACCTTCAAGAGCGGCGCCGCGATGACCGTGGGCGAAGAGCGCACGGCAACCATGCGGTGCACGGTCACGGACACCGCGACCGGCGCAACGGCCACTTGCAATGTGACGGTGACGCTGGACCGCGTGGCCGCGCCCTCCATTTCGCTCAACAAAACGAGCCTTTCGAGCACGGACCTCACGGCTTCCGAAACCACCGCCTCCGTGACCGCCACGGGCTCAAGCGGAACGGCGCCTTACACCTATCATTGGACGCGCGTGAGCGGTGCGGGCTCGGCAAGTTCAACCGGCATCGCGTGTGACAGCCCCAACGCGGCCACCACCACCTTCACTTCGTCCAGCCTCACGGCTGGCGAAACGCGCTCGGCAACGTGGCAATGCACCGTCACGGACGCCAACGGCTTCACCGCCACCGCCAGCATTTCCGTGACCATCGCGCGGGCCTCCGCGCTCAGCGCGAGCGCGAGCCCGGCGAGCCTCAGCGGGTCCGGCACAACGGCCAGCATCACCACCGCCTCAAGCGCGACCGCTACCGCCTCGGGCGGGGCTGGCCCCTACACCTACTCGTGGACGAAGGTGAGCGGCGGCGCCATCACCCTCGTGAGCGCCACCTCGGCAAGCACGAAGTTCAAAGCGACCACGATGGCCAACGGCGAGTCCCGCACCGCGACGTTCAAGTGCACCATCACGGATTCGCTGGGTCAAACGGCCACCACCGGCAACGTCACGGTGACCATCACCAACACGGCCTCCACCGGCGCCACCTACACTCCGGCGCCCGGCACTTACAGCGCGAGCGACACGGGAAGCGTTAGCTACACCATCGGCGCCAGCGCGAGCGTTCCGTGGACGTGGAGTTTTTCGGGGAACAACGTGACCGCCGATGTGGTGAGCGGGGATTCGGCCACAAGCATCACGTTCACGCTCAACGCAACGCTGAGCGCGGACCACGCGGCAACCGTCACCGTCAACTCCGGCGGCAATAGCTGGACGCTCAACCTTACGGCTTGGGCGAGCGGCGGCGGGGGCGGCGGCTCACCGTAAGGCCATTCAACCCGCCCCGCGTGAGCCGCCGGGCGCGGTTATGGTCAGCCACAACTTATTCCGAAGAAGCGAGGGACTAGCCCGATGGCAACCGACTTTTTGCATGGCGTTGAGGTGGTCACCGTTGATGGTGGACCCCGCCCGATTCAGACGATTCGCTCCGCCATCATCGGCATCGTGGGCACCGCGCCGGAAGCGGACGCGGCGGCGTTCCCGCTCAACACGCCGGTGCTCGTGAATAGCCGCGGCGGCTACGGCACCATTGGCACCACGGGCACGCTGCCCAAGGCCCTCAATCAGATTTTCGCGGAGTTCTCGCCGTTCGTGGTGGTCATCCGCGTTGCTGAGGACGCGGACGCGGACATTACCCTCGCCAACGTGGTTGGTGCCATTGACGCGGGCACGGGTGCCCGCACGGGCATCCAAGCGCTTCGCAACTCTCAATCACTCGTGGGCGTCACGCCCATGCTTCTCATCGCGCCGGAGTTCACGGCAAGCCGCCCCACCGGCGTCGATTCCATCACCGTCACGGACACGGGCGCGGGCTACGCCGCGGCCCCGGTCATCACGTTCACCGGCGGCGGAGCGGACCCGGACTTGGTGCTCCCCACGGCGCACGCCGTTCTTGGCACCGGCGCCGACGCGGGCAAGGTCACGGCGATTGTCATTGACACCCCGGGCTCGCACCTCACGGCCGCGCCCAACGTGGTCATCACCGGCGCGAACACCACGCCCGCCACGGCAACCGCCACCATCGGCTCAGTCAAGAATCCGGTTGCGGGAGCGCTGGAATCGCTGGCCACTTCGCTTCGCGCGCACGCCATCATCGGCGGACCCAACACCACGGACGCCGCGGCGCTGGACTACCGCGAGGACTACGGCTCGCGCCGCGTTTACATCGTGGACCCGCACGCCAAGGTCTATGACACCACGGCGGCCGCCTACGTTTCGGCGGACCCGGCGGCGAGCGTTGCCGGGCTCATTGCCCGCGTTGACGCGGAGCAGGGATTTTGGAAGTCGCCTTCCAACGAGGAACTGTTGGGCATCGGCGGCGTGGACCGGCCCATTGACTTCGCACTTGGCGATTCCAACACCCGCGCCAACCTTCTCAACGAAAACGAGGTGGCCACCATCATCCGCGATGAGGGTTATAGGCTGTGGGGCAACCGCACCACGTCCAGCGACCCCATGTTCGCGTTCCTTTGCGTGAGCCGCACCGCGGACATGATTGACCTGTCCATCCAGCGGGCACACCGCTGGGCGTGCGATAAGGGCATCACCCGCGGCTATTTCGATGACGTGACCTCTTCGGTTAACGCCTATCTCCGCGACCTTGAAGCCCGCGGCGCCATCGTCGGCGGCAAGTGCTGGGTGGACCCGGACTTCAACGACGCCCAGCAGATTGCGAACGGCCACGCCACCTTCTCCTATGAGTTCACGCCCACCTATCCGGCTGAGCGCGTGACCTTCCGTTCGTCCATCACGGACGCCTTCATCACCAACCTCTTCGCCGCCAGCTAAAGGGACCGTAACCGATGGCAACGCCTCGCATCCTCAAGAACATGAATTGCATCGTGAACGGCCGCGGCATGGCGGGCGTTGCGAAAACGCTTAAGCTGCCGGAAATCGCGCTCAAAACTGAGGGCTACCGCGGCGGCGGCATGGACGCCGAAACGGAAGTGGACATGGGCATGGACGCCATGAAGGCCACCTATACGTTCGCGGACCCGGACCCGGAGAACTTCAAGCTTGTGGGCGTCACGAGCGGCAACTCCGCGCGCGTCACGGCTCGCGGTTCGTTCGTCCGTGACTCGGACGGCGCGCGCGTTGCGGTCACCGTGGAAATGGGCGGCCGCTTCAACAAGCTGAGCATGGGCGATTGGGAAGCTGGCAAGTCCAGTGACCAAGAGTTTGAGCATTGCCTCAACTATTACCGGCTCAATGTCGGCGGCGAGGATGTCATTGAAATCGACGTTCTCAACATGAAGCGCATCATCGGCGGCGTGGACCAGCTTGCGGGCATCCGCGCGGACATCGGGCTCTAAGCCCCGGCGCCGCATCCTCACATAGTCTCAAACGGTCAAGGAAAGGCCAAGCATGAGCGACATTGACAAGCGGCTGAGCGCCGACATTGAATTGGACTTCCCGGTGGAGGTGGATGGCAACACCATCAAAACCATCACCATCCGCCGCCCGAAGGTTCGGGACCAACTCAAGGCGGACCGTGCCAAGGGCACGGAGTTTGAAAAGGGCCTCGCGTTGCTCGTGGACCTCACGGAGCAACCGCAGGAAGTCCTTTTGGAACTGGACCCCGTGGACCTTGAAAAGCTGGATGGACAACTTGCGGCTTTTCGTGGGCTGGCGCCGACTCCGGAGAGTTAAGAGTCAGCGTCCTAGGGCTTCTCAGGATGACCAAGGGCGGCATCACTCTCCGGGCCGCCTTGGACATGGAATTGGACGATTTTGAAGCTTGGTGTGACGCGGCCGTGGAACTTGAGCGGCGGATTTCGGAGGCAACAAAGTGAGCGCCCGCGGCCTTAACATTTTCGTCAACATCGGCGGCAAGCTTCTCCCCTCGCTCAACCAATCGGTAAAGGGCGCGGAGGCGCAATTCGCGTCCATGACCCGGACCATGAAAATCCGGGCGGCCGAAATGAAGGCCACTTGGCGCTCCACGATGGCGGCCGCGTCCCCGCTCTTGGGGCTGGCGGCCGCCGGTGGACTCATGTTTTCCGCCAAGGCCGCCATTGGCGACAGCGCCGAACTCTCGCACGAACTCCAAATGTTGCGGAACGCCGGGCGCACCACGAAGGACTTGGCGAACGCGATGAGCGCCGCCAACCGCACCATTCAAATGCTTCCCACCACGACTCTCGTGGACAATCTCAAGGTGCTCAACGAAACCACGGGCGCCTTCGGCAATTTCCAGCATGCGCTTGAAAACCTCACGTTCAATCAGCGCATGGGAAGCATGCTCCAAAACATGCTTGGCGACAAAGCCGGGGACCCGGGCGACATTTTCAACAACATGGTCCGGTCCATGGAAATGCGCGGCGTGGCCCAGCAAGCCGCGAAGTATCAGCGCGAGTCCGCGCTCGCCTATCAGGCCATGATTTTCACCCGCGGCCGGTTCAACCCCGAAGAGTTCCTTGCCTATTCGCAGCAAGCCAACCCGTATAACAAGGGACTCTCCCAGCGCTACCTTTACAAGATTGCCCCGTCGCTCGTGCAAGAGTTCGGCGGCGAGCGCGCGGGCACGATGATGAACACCTTTATGGGCACGTTGCTCGGGAAGGCCAAGAACAAGATGTCCACGGAGGCGTGGATTAAGCTTGGCCTCTTGGACCCCAAGGGCGTGGTCTATAACAAGGTGGGTCCGGTGGGCTTCCGGCCGGGCGCGATGAAGGGCACGGACCTCGCGCTTAGCGACCCGCTCAAGTGGAGTGAAACGGTGCTCATCCCGGCGCTCCGCGCGCACGGCTATGACACCTCCAACCAATTGAGCCTCGCCAAGGCGCTGATGCCGCTCTTCCGCGACCGGAACGCCAACCGGCTCGCCAACGTGCTTGTCTATGACCAAGACAGGGCGCGGCTCCACAAGGACGAACGGCTCATCAACAAAGTCCCGGGCGTGGACAAAGCCTACAGCGACACGCTCCGCCGGGACCCGCTCATGGCGTGGCAAGCCGACAAGGCCGCCATGAACAACTTGCTGTCCACGGTGTTCGGCACGAGCAAGGGCGAAAGCCCGGTGGCCGTCGCGCTCGTGCACATCGCCAACGGCATCAACATGGTGGCGGGCGCCTTCCAAAAGCACCCGATGTTGGGCCAAGGCGTGGGCGCGCTGTTGCTGGGCTCGGCTGGCCTCGCCGGGCTCAAGGTGCTTGGCATCGGGCTCCGGTTCATCCTCTCCCCGCTAACGGGCATCTTCAAACTCTTGTTCCTGTCCGGCGCCCGCAAAATCGGGCTCGTGGGCTACCTCTTCCGCGGCATCGCCGCGGGCGTCCGCTTGCTTGGCCCGCTCTTGCTCCGTGGCCTCGCGGCGCTGGCCCCAATGGTCATGGAGGGCTTGGCCGCGGCCTTCGCGCTTATCTCCAACCCAATCGGCTGGGGCATCATCCTCGGCGCCGCCGTGCTCGCCCTCGGCTATTACTTCCGCGGGCCGCTCTTGGCCGCGTGGAAGCGGGGCTGGAACTCCCTCATTTCGTGGGTGCATAGCGTCAACTGGCGCGGCATCGGCATGAGCATCGCCAACGCGCTCACGTTCGGGCTCGCGGGCAAGTTTGCCAACGCCATCGCCAACCTCAAGAACTCCGTGCCGTCCGCAAATGTCGGCATGAACTCGGCGCGCGGCGGCCTCGCCGGGGCGCGTGCAAGCGGCGGGCCGGTGGTTCGCGGTCGCACCTATTTGGTGGGCGAGCGCGGCCGCGAGTTGTTCACCCCGGATTCGTCCGGCCGCATCATCCCCAACCACCACATTGCGGCGATGGCCGGAGGCCCGCGTCACGTCCGCCCCGGCCGCGGCGCGACGGGGCCGCTTGTTGGCGAGTTGCACATCCACGGAGCCCATGACCCGCATGCGGTGGCTTTGGAGGTGAGGCGCCAGCTAAACGCCCTCGCCAACGAACAAGCCGCCGTGTTGAGTGACTGACATGGCGAGCGCGGACTCAATGATGATGATGGCGCTGGGCGACTACCGCTTCGGCTTGTCCACGGCCGCCTATCAGGAACTCAACCGGACCAACTCGTGGCGCTGGCCCACGGTGGACCGCATCGGCGCGCGCCCCGCCTCCCAATTCGTTGGCCCCGGCGAGGACGGCATCCAAATGTCCGGCGTCATTTATCCGCACTTCAAGGGCGGCCTTGGCCAGTTGGACGCGATGCGCGCGGAGGCGGACAAGGGCGAGCCCCTAATCCTTGTTGACGGGACCGGGAAGAATTGGGGCAAGTATGTCATCACGGACATCCGCGAGGGCCAAAAGGTTTTCTTCTCCAACAGCATGCCGCGGAGCCAAGAGTTTGACATCACGCTCCAAGCCTACGGTGAGGACGCAACGGCCGCGGGCTCGGGGCTGAATCTTGACGGCGTAACCCTGCCCACGCTTTCCGTGCCGTCGCTTTCGGATGCCATCGCAAGCATCCCCGGGCTGGACCCGGCCGCGGCCGCCAACCTCGTGGCCGGGAAGGCGATGATGAGCATGCCCGGGCTTCGCAGCCTCATGAGCATGACCACCGCCGGAGTCGACGCGCTTGGCGGCGCCATCAGCACCGTGGCGTCCGTGCTCGGCACCGTGGAGGGCGCCGTGAGTTCGTTGCAGCGCGCCGCCACCGCCGTCCCCAACGCGCTCGCGGCGCTTGTTTCTTCGCCCGGGCTGTCCACCTTCTCGGCGTTCGGAACGGACCTTGGCGGCGTGATTGACGCCGCGAGCTTGGCGGGTGTCGTTCCGCTCGATTCGGTGCTCGACACCATCAACAGCATCGGCGCGGACGCGATTATCCCCCGGCTCGTGACCGACGCGGACCAAGTGACGGCCTTGACGGCGCTGGCGGAGGTCCGCGCCAATGGCTGACACGTTTGAAAGCTACACCACGGCGGATGGTGACATGGTGGACGCCATCGCCTTCCGGCGCTTCGGGACTTCGCGCGCGCATACGGAGCGCATCCTTGACGCCAATCCGGGGCTTGCCGCCATGGGCTCCGTGCTCCCGGCCGGTGTGGTCATCCGCATCCCGGTCCCGGCGGTCCCGGACCGCAAGAAAACCGCGCAAAGGCTTTGGGATTGAGCACGCCCTCCGCGCGCGTGTCCATCAACGGCCGCGACATCACCACCCAGCTTTTGGCGCCGGACAAGCGGCGCATCCTCGTGTCCCTCAGCGTTACCGATGAGGCGGGCATCAAGTCAGACACTTGCACGCTCGTGATTGATAACCGCGGCGGCTTCCCCGCGCCGAAAACCGGCGAACTAATGGAAGTGTGGATGGGATACGAGCCCGAGCCCGAATACATGGGCAAGTTCCGCATTGATGAGTGGGAGAAGAGCGGACCGCCCAACATCCTCACCGTGTCCGCGAAGTCCGCCGAACTCACCACGGAAATCAAGGAAACGAAGCATAAGCCGTGGGATGACACCACACTCGGGAACATCGTGCAAAACATCGCGGGCTCGCACGGGCTCAGTTCCGTCATGACCGGCGACCTTGCGAGCCGGAAGGTTGAGCACATTGACCAGCACGGGGAGTCGGACCTCGCCTTCCTCTCGCGGCTGGCGAAGCGCAACGGCGCCATGTTCAAGCTGGCGGATGGCAAGGTCATCTTCGTGAAGCGTGGGACCAAGTTGCCGTCCGGCAAGGGCAAGACGGAGCGCACGCTCAAGCCCACGGACAATGTGGTTTCGTGGCGGCTACGGAAGAGCGAACGCGGCGAGCACAAGTCCGTCATTTGCTATTGGCATGACCATGACGGCGGACGGCGGAGGAAGGTGACCGCCGGGAGCGGTCACCCGGTGCACCGCGACAAGCGCATTTATCGCACGGAGGAAGAGGCCCGGGCGGCCGCGGAAGGCCAGCTTGGCGACTTCCAGCGGGGCAAGTGCGACTCTTCGCTTGAAATGGGCGGGACGCCGGACTTCTTCGCGGAATCGCTCGTGACGCTGAGCGGCTTTGATGATGACGTGGACGGCACCTATAACGCCAAGTCCGTCACCCACACTTTTGACTCCAGCGGCTACCGCACGAGCGTGGCGCTTGAGGCGTTAGGGGACAGCGAAAGCGACTCTTCGGAGTAGGGCCTCCGTGGCACCGTGCGCCGCATGGCGACCACGAAACCGACCCAGCAACTCCCGCCCGCCACGCTTCCGCCCTCCGATGCGGACGTGCTCCCGCTGGGTCAAGGTGCCACCGCGCTCCGCAAGCTGACGCTTGCCCAACTCTCCGACTACATCAAGGGCAAGCTTCCGTCCGTCACGAACGGCGCGGACGGCCGCACAATCCTCAACGGCACCGCCGCGCCTGTCGCGGCGCTTGGCGCGGATGGCGACTTCTACATTGACCACACCAACCCCTCGGAGCCCGTGCTTTACGGCCCGAAGGCCGGAGGCGCTTGGCCCGCGGGCGTGTCCATGGTTGGCCGGAGCGCTTACGAAATTGCGGTTGCCAACGGCTACGCGGGCACGGAAGCGCAATGGGTTGCCGATGTGCTGGACAACGCCACGGCGGCCGCCGCCGCGCAAGCGGCGGCTGAGGCGGCGCGGGATGACGCAATTGCGGCCGCCGCATCCGTTCCCATCATTGACGATGCGATTGCGGACACCGCCCCGGGGGCGGCGACCAAGACTCGTTCGGCGTCGAAGATTGGCGCGCTCATTTCGGCCGCCATTACGGCGCTGAGCCTTGGCACAGTCGCAACCCACAACGTCACGGAGTTCCCGCTCACGGTTGCGGACCGCACGGCAATGGCCGGGCACACGGCAACCGGCACCGTCTATTTCGACGGCTCCATGTGGGATTTGAAGGCGGGGACCAACCTTTCCGCCCAAGTTACGAGCGACCCCACCAAGGGCATCTATGTCGCGCCAACCACGGACACCTCCGGCGCGTCGGGCGCGTGGGTCCGGCGCACCAAAATCACGCATCCGTCCATGTTCGGCACGATTGTTGGCGACGAAGTTGCCGACGATTCGGCCACCCTCAATGCGTGGCTGGCCTTCGCGGCGGTAAACCGGAACTTCAAGCACATTGCCGCGGGCCTTTACGGCGTGGCGTCGGGGCTCATTTTGGACCCGGGCACCTTTGGCGTGGGCACGCTTGAGATTGATTGGAGCAACACGCGCATCACCGCGCTCGCCCCAATCTCCCGCTTGCTCACCATTCAGGACGCCAATAACGGCAAGTTCTCGGGTAGGCTCCACCTCCGCGGCACCGGCTACACCTCCGACGCCTATACGGCTTGGACGTGCGACACCGCCGTGTGGGGCAACAACATCAGCGCCTTCAAGTTTGACCATTGGTTCATTGAGGGCTTCGGCTACGCCGCCATTGAGAGCGAAAAGTCCTCAAACGATAGCGTCCATTGGGGCCGCATTGAAACGAAGCGCGTGGGCTCGGGTGCGGCACTGGCCTCGCGGAGCCTTTCGGCAAATTGGTCCGGAGCCACCCAATCGGGCGGCTACGGAAGCGTAGTGCAATATACCCAATTCACGGTTGACACGCTCCCGATTGCTTACGCTCAGTCCAACACCGCGAACGTCCCGGACCGCCAAATCCTCGTTGAAATCAACGGGCGGCCGCACTTCGTCAACTATATCGACCCGGCCACCAAGACTCTTCGCGTCTATCCGCAAGTCAAGACGGCGCTGTTGCCCGCCGGGACTTTGAAATATCACTATGGCGGCGCGCTCGTCCTTCGGGGCAGCGACAGCAACATTGACACATTTGAACAAATCTCGTGCGTTGCCGGTGGGTGCGCCCTTGAACTCTCGTGCCTCTACGGCGCCGCTGGCGGGATTGTCCACGCGGAGGCGTGCGGCTCAAACATGCGCATTGGCGCATCGCCGTCATCCGTCATGTGGGGCGCCCACATTGGGATGCGCTATTGCGAAGGCAATACCTTCAACCAAATCATTGTCAGTTCTTCCGCAACCGGCGTTTTCGTTGGCCCGGCGCCAGCAACAACGCCCGCGTCCAAGGACGTTGACACTTGCACGCCTCTCTCCAACCCATCAGGCGGCGAGGCGTATGTGGCGGAAGCGCTTTCGGGCATCACGAACGGCGCCGCCCAAGGGTTGCACTTCCGCACCAAGCGCTTCGTGCTCCAAGCCAACGAGGCGTTGGACTTCAATCAACCGGGCATGTTCCGCGGCAAGGTGTTTTACACCAGCAGCGTCACGGACACCGCCACGTTCACGCTCGTTGCGCCCGACGCGAATCTAAAGGCTCAATATGCCTATGACGCCGCGCAAGTCATCGTTGTTGGGCGCGGCACGAACGGCACCATTGCCGGTGCCGTCACGTTCACGGTGCCAACCACCGCTTACGCAAGTTGCACCACCACCAAC